TACCGATATTTTTTCTTGGCAACAATCTTTCTCATTCGTTACCACTTCGCATCAGGACGGAATCAAGCGACCTGTCCATAATATAATCTTTTTCTTCCGCAAGGGTTGCCCTTGCTTCCGTTGCATCCAAAACCTGTGCATTTATCAAGCTGACAATCGAATCCGCTTTTGCCTTCTGTGCATCTGCCTGGGTCTTTTCAATATCGGCTTTTTCTGCCTTCGACATACTCCACAAGGGTTCAAATTCAACGTGCCACACATCCGGCAGTTTGATGTTGTAATCACGGCAAGCACCAATCATTTCAATCAGGCGCACAAGATTCGGTTTGACTTTGTTTTTCTGTATGCCTTCAATCATATTGTAGTAATTCTCAAGGTCAGCTTTGCCTGTCGCATTCATTCCTGCCGGACTTCTGCCAAACAACTTCGTTGCAGGAATCCCTGTGCAAGCACAAATGGAAATTTGGAACTGTTCAAGCAGTTCTTTAATGCCACTCAAGGACAGGCCTTTGCGGTCATACTTGTCGGTGGTGTCAATGGCAAGGCTATTCATCATTGAACGCACCATATCCACCATCTGCATCCGTTTCTGCACAATTGCATCCCCACCCTCCGTGGTAAGGATATTGGTCAGGCCATCAAGCTGAAGGACATCCTGTGACAAACGTGTCAAAGCTTGCAATGCGTATTCGTTACCATTGCAATACCTTTCGATTTCTTCCTTGATGCTTTCAAATCTTTTCGCACCCCAACCAAGGCGCAGATTCCGTTGGTACAATGGCAATCTGCCACCATCGAAACGCAACACCCTTGATTCGTGTACCCACATCGGATTACTTCCGAATGTATTGATGTAGTACTGCTCAACATCCATATACTGCGGTGCGGATGCATCCTGATACTGAACAGACCCAACTACATTGGTGCGGTCAAAAACTTTCAGCTTTTCAATTCTTCGCAGCGAATCATAATTCAATGGTTCGTCAATCCGTCTGCCATCGTCTGCCAAAACAACGATAATGCCACCACCATACAAGTCTGCCCAGGCAAGTGCTTCGGAAAACTTATCCTGCACCTGCAAATCTTCGCAGATTGATTGAACATCCTTGTTGATGGTGTCTTCCTGCATCGTGTCGGTTTCGACCTCAAAACCATTCCGCATTGCTTCATCAGCAGGAATGTCAATAATTGCCTTGGCTATTCCGTTGTAGGTGTAAAGGTGCGAACATTGTTGGTCGGAAACAAAGTCAATGCCTTGTCTGTAATTGGCGAATGGGTCGGTGAATCTGAATCCCTGACCGAACATTGCGTTCAGGTATCCGTCCTGCCTCATGCGTTCTTTTCTTCTGCTCGGTATCATGTGTATCCACTCCAATCACTAAATCCTTCTGTCAGGTCTTCCGCTATTCCTGTTATGCAGTCGCTTGCATCATCGTGTGCGTTCTTGCCTGTCCGTTGATAGGTCAGTAAGGATTCAGCCAGTTCTGACCATCGGTTTTCCCATCCAACAGGGAAATATATATGCTCCATCACCCAAGTGCTGTTCGACAAAATTCGTGCGACTTTGTTCTTTGTCTGCGTGAACCACTGGATGACAGTTTTGTTGTTTTCCATCCCTTTCAGCAATCGGTCAACATTCCGTGCGAACCCCCGACCACCGTTGTTCGATTCAATCCGTGCCACATTCACTTTGTTCCTGTGAAGCATTTCAGCCGTCTTCGGTTCGGTCGTTTCCATCGCATCCTGTGTGAAATACGCATCAAGGATGTAAGCTTCGTTTTGAAAAGTTACCCCATAAACCAAAGAACACAGATAATCTGCGCCTGTGTCAGCAGTATCTGTGTATGACCTTACCTGTTTGAATCGTGGCAGTTCCCCATCGTAAGTCTTTAAGGATGTGTACAACCTTCCCTTGATGTCGATGGGTTCTTGCTGATAGTTTGCAAGGAAGATGTCCTTCGGCATCGTGGCACGTTTCACTTCGTAGCTTTTAGCCGAAAGCACATCGTCACAAAGCATAGTTCCGTCTTCGTTCATTGCTTTCATCACAACGTGACGGATTTTCAAACCCAAATCACCAAAATGCTTCAATGCTCGGCCTGTCAGGTCATCGGTTGCCCATCGTGTCATCACGATGATTATCTTGCCGTGTTCTTCCAACCTGGAAAGCATCGTGCCTGTGAACCAATCCCACAAGGCTTGTTTCACGTTGGCATTGTAGGCCTCCATTGCGTTCTTGATGACATCGTCAAGGATCATCACGTTCGCACCGAAACCTGTTGCCGTGCCGGAAGGGGATGTGGCAAGATAGTTCTGATGACCACCTGACAATGACCATAAGTTCATCGCAGCATCACCCTGTTGGATGCGAACATTGGGGAACACATCGGAATACACAGGAATGTATGGGTCTGCCTTTATCATCTGAATGGTATTGCGTACCTGCTTGGAAAATGCCGTGGAAAGTGTTTCGTTGTATGACCCTGTCATCACTTTCTTTGTGGAATCCTTGCCGAATATCCATTCCACAAGGTTGCCAATCGTCCGGCTTTTTCCTGCCCTCGGTGGCATATTCACGATCAGGACATCTTCGTCACCACTCACGAACCCTTCCAGGGTTTCACACAGTTCTTTCAGATATTGGTGGTCATAAAAGTCAGGTGACTTTAACAGACAGTAGTCATAAAAATGTCTTCGTGCAAGTTCACACTTTGCACCGATTGCAATCAGTTTTCTGTCCATTTTGCATAATATACACAATCAAAAAGTGTTTCCCCCACGATTTTTATCATTTTTGCGGTTTTGTTTGCATAAAAACCACAAACAAAATGCAAAAATCATTCGTTTTGTGCCAATTTTCGCAGTTCGTCTTCCGTAAGATTGGCAAACGGGTTTATGTTGTTAACTGTCACATTGGTTTGTGCTTGTTTCAGTTCGCCTGTTATTTCAGCCAAAAACCTTGCGGAATTACTGTTGCCCCTTTTTGCCGAAGCATACTGACCACGAATCATTGCCATATCATTTGTCATATCATCCGCATCAATTCCTGCTTCAATTAGCGCAACCTTTTCTTTTTCGCTGACCTGAAGATTTCCAAAGATTTGTGCGTATTCGGCAAGTTTTCTTTTTCTGCGTTTGGCAATGCCTGAAGCAATACCGCCTTTGCTTGCAATTTTCCTTTGTTTCTCGGCAGTATTGTCAGAAAAATTTTTCCCCTTTTTTAAGTTTTCAAGTTGTTTTGGTGACCTTGCCATAATTCAACCTGCATTCTTTATATTTTCTGCCACACCTGCACAATGAAAATGCTTGATGTCATAAATCCTTGCACCATTTCTTGTGGTGAAGAATTTTGTTTTTTCCAATTCGTCAATCCAATTCCAATATATTTTCTTTGTGTCTTTGTCTATGACTAAAAACAGGCAACGGATTCCTGTGTCCTTGTAGAACTTCATCCGCATATCGGCTTGGTATGCGTTCAGGCCTTGTCCATAAAAAGGTGGTGGTTTAAAAAGTTCTTTGTGTTTTACTTCCACAACGCACCATTGCCCTTTTGCTTTTATCATCCAATCCGCTTGGAAGATGTCATCAACATTCCACGATTTCAATATTTTCCTTGCAAGGATTTCGCCTTGTCTGCCGATTTCCGTGATGCTCATACTTCATTACCCCACACATCCCATCCGTCAGCAGGATGTCGGCAGAACAATTCCACCCTCGGCAGTTTTCCCACAAGTTTTTCAATTAGTTCCCTTGCAATGTCCGGTTTTTTGCTGTGTTCTTCCACAGGTGCTTCAATAATTTGTGATACGGATGCATCAAGTCTTTGTATTTTTCCCTTTGTTGCGATCAAGCACAATTCACTATTTGCCCTTGTCCACGAACCGCATCCAACGAAAGGCGAATCGGAAATTTTGTTCTTTTTTACCCACACAAAACCTGCGGTGGAATATTCAAACCCCCACGATTCGATTACCTTGAATGCTTCTTTCAAGATTGGATAAGTTACCCACAAAAACAGTATGCAATCGTCCGCAATAATGTTTTTTATTGGGAGATTGCATATCTCGTCAATCGTCATTGTTGTGTAGTGCAACGATTGGTTTTTGTTTCCGCTTTCCCAATATTGCCAGGGTGGGTCTGCGTAAACAATATTATATTTTTTATCAGGATTTTTTATGTCAATAATGCCTGTCTGCACTTCGGCATATTTTTCAATGCGTTTTTGTACTTCCTGCTTTTTTTCTTCTCGTTTAACAGTTTGATATGCCTGATTGATTGACATTTCACCTGACTTGATTGCCGACTTTATTTCAGGTGTAGCTTTTTCCTGTATCTTTTCAACCTTGGCGATGGTATCGTGTGATACACCTGCAACCTTGGCAAGTTCTTGCCGTGTATCAATCGGTTTTTGTTTCGCAGATTTCTGCAAAACAGATTCGGGTTTTCTGATTTGTTGTTCTTTTGCCTTTTCTGCAATAATCGGTTTCAGTTTTAATGCCAAAATGCTGCGATCATACGCTGACAGATTTCTTCTGCCGAATTGGTTCAGAATTATCCATCGTTCTGCATCCGTCCTGTCAGTAAAGTTTTTTTCAACTGTACTGTATGAAAGACCATACTTTTGTGCGATTTTAAACCGATTGTGTCCGTCAATCAAGATGCCATTCCAAGTGATAAGTGCATCCCTGATTCCGTCACGCAGAATGTTCTTTTCTAACTGTGCATATTCTTCATTGGTCAATGGGGGAATTAAACTTTGAAAATCGTTGTCAATGGTAATCATTTTTTACCGCCTTTCGTAAAATGCCTTATAAAATAAAAAAACCGATGAAAGCAAGATAAGGCGGTCTTGTTTGTCGAGTAGCTTGCTCTATTCATCGGTTCTTTATGAAATTTTAAACCCCCAAAAATGGGATGCCCCTGGAAGAAGCACCCCAAATTCGGAGGACACACTCTGTGGAAGTTTTTATGATGGACGAACACCGAAATTGGTCAAATTGTAGGTGAGGATGTTTCCCCATAAAAAAAGTGCAAGCAGGTTTTCCCTACTCGCACACTTCCACATTACCATATTACCACATTCAATACTCTACTTTCCTCTACTCTTTAAAAAAATGGTTTTCCGCTTGCCTGTTCTGCCTGTCGGTTTAGTTCAAGAATGTGTATCAATGCCCTTC